GTAAGAGGCCAAGTCTGGTTCTCTATAAAGCTCTGTCATAATGCTTTGAAACTTTGAATCAAAGGCCGCCCTAGTGTTCCCATCGGCTCTTGCAGTGTAGGTCAGTGTGGCCGGAACGCTAAAGATGCCAGTGAACCTTCCCAAAAGCTCACCCCCTATTTGGGCTTGGGCCACTAGGCTTGGGAGGAGCCTTGGGGAACTTCTTTCGCTTGTATATGGATTTACCCCTGTAACGCCGGAGACAGCATTGAGAAGCCCCTTCTCAACCTCCCTTTCAATCGAGGCCATAAACTAGGTTGTGATTTCGGCAAGCTCTATTGTGTAGGAAATGCCATCCGTGGATAGGCTAAACCCTGCGATCATTCTTTCGTTGCCGTTAAGGGTGACAAGATTGCCGATGGCTGGGGCAGAAATAACCCCGGCACAAACCACCAAACTTTGCGTGATCCTAAAAATTTCTCCCCCGACATCAAGCTCAGAGGCCGTCCCAAGGTCAGTCACCGATGCGGAAACTGGGTTGCTTGCAAGGCCAGTTACGCTTGTCCATAGGTCGTTGATTACATAGGACAAGTCAGTGCCGAAATAAGAGGTGGAAATAGCCCCGCCCACAAACCCAACCCTTATGTCAATCCATCTTTACTAGCCCTTCAAAATCAAAAACATTCTGATTTTCAGAGCCATTTTTCTCCCCCCAAAATCTGCTTTCTTTTTCTCTTCTTACCGCAGAGGCAATGATAATTGGGGATGAGTTGATGGCCCAAAACTGGTCAGCATCCCTTATGGCCTTAATCATCTGTTCTATGCTTGGGGCGGTATAGGTATTAAGCCCTTGAATCTGAAACTCTGGGGGGCATAAAATAAATGTGTCATCTTTTCCAAGCTCTTTAATGGCTAATTGCATAAGTTGGATTGGGTTTCTTTTATAGCTTTGGGATATTCCAAATGGGGCAACTAGGTTGTATTTTTCTGGTAGTCCAACTGCTTTTTCTGCCCCAAGCCTATCTAGGACAATATTTGTTTTATCGGCCCCCGCGATTGCTGGATGGCTATAAACAAAATCATGCCATGCCTTTTTTGATTTTAGAAACTCGCCATATCTTGCGGGCCATATTTGAAGATCAATAATTTCACCATTCCAAGGAATCGCCCCCATCGGACTTGCGTATGATACAACATCAAAAACGCCGTGATATTGTTGAAAACAATCAAAAAGAACCTCATGCCCTTGATCGGCCAAATACTTGCAAGCCGGAAGGCAACGAAGCACATCGCCCAGCCTTTCTTGGTACTTAATGATTTTAGGTTGCATCATCTACCACGCTTCGGTCTTGAATATGGTTGAAGAATCTATTTAGTCGAACCGGGCCATGTGTCTTTTGTAATTCCTCCCAAGATTTTAGAAGGCCAGCGTAGCCATAGAAGTCCTCTTTAAAGGCCACATTTTGAGCCGTACAGTACGCGAAGTGTTCAAACACAAGGCCAAATTCCTCGGTGATTCCACGGGGGATTCTGCTGGTTTGATGATTTAATTGCGGAGGCTCATGGCTGATAAAATGGATTCCCTCGCCCCATTTCCAAGCCCTATACCATTCATAGGGATAGGAGCCAAGACCGCTTCGGCTTACCACAATCTTTTTCCCAATATGGTAATTACAATGAAATTGGGCAACTGTTCCGACCAGCTTATCTTTCATCAATTCATAAAGGCGGGTCATTTGTTCGGGAGTCCAAAACTCATCGGCATCTTGTTCCATTACTACTCCACAATCCACACCCTCTAAAGCCTTGTTCACCATTTCAATCTTTCCATCAAAGGGCTTGTTTTGAAAATAAACAGAGACATTCTTATGGTTTAGGTTCTTTAGATATTCATGTGTTCCGTCTATTGAAACATATTCCCTATGCCATTTGGAGGGAACTTCCTTGCACCATCTTGTACAATTTCTTGGGCTTGAAACACCCTCAACAATCCTCCACTGCCAAGGGATTTGCAATTTTTGGTATGCCTCTAGCTTTTTTGAAATATAAGGCTCGCCATTTAATACAATCGTGAAAATGGTCAGCATTTTGAAATTCCGTTTTTATCGGCCCAATCATTGTAGGCTCTAATATTTTCTTGCCCAATCTCATCAATTCCCGCGCTAGCATTTGTTTTTTCGTGTGGAATATGGGCAAGGAAAAATCCTTCTCCGTATTTCCCGGCCTTTTGTGCCGCCCTAGTCACCCACCAATCTATATGAGTAGCCCCAACCCAAAGGCTTGGCCCATTGGCAAGATGCTTGTCGTAGAAATCTTTCTTTACCAAATAGCCATCAACACCGCCGCATTTCTCCCCCGTGGCAATTTCAATTCTCCTTAGCCCAATAACATCAAGCTCTTGATTTTCAAATATGATGACCCTTGGGGAAAGGAGTAGTTGGCAATCAGAGTTGATCCATCCAAAATAATCCCCCACCCCGCCAAGCCTAGCGGTGGCAAGCATTTCATTGAATCTTGGGCGTGGATGGCCGGGAATAATGATCGGCCTAATCTCTGGAAACCTTGAAATTGAAGAAAGGAAAAGGCTTTGGGCAAAATTAACCCTTACATCTCCGGCATTTAAAAAGGCTGTAATAATGTTTATTTGCATAAATGAACAACCGAAATATGCCTATGCTTGGCAAGAATTGCCCTTTCTTTCAAGAAAAATCCAAGCCCATTTGCCCATTCCAAAAAAGGCTTTTCGATGTGTGGGCCATGAAGCTCAATACAAAGCTCCTCAACAAAAGACAGCTTGGGAAGCCCAAGGAAAAATATTTCCGCCCCCTCAATATCACATTTAATGATTTGAGGCTTTGCATCTATGATATAGCCACGGATTTTTTCTGGTGAATCTATTGACTCGCAAAGGAATCTGGCCTTGGGAAATTCAGCCCTTAATTGTTGAATGTCTTGGCAAAATGAATCTACCCCCAAATATGCCAATGGCTCTTGAGAAATAAAATAATGTGGGGTTCCTAGTTTGTTTTCCCTAGTCCTTTCTTCATCCACATCATTATAAGCACAGCCCAGATCGAGGATGGATTTGCCCATGCAATTCACCATCCACCAATGCTCTAATGGCCTTTCGCTTGTTATTTCTCGCATTTTAATTTGGCTGTGTTTTTTATGGCTTGAACGATCAAATAATTGATGACGGCTTCCTTGTCTTTGGCAAGTAGTTTCATGCCGATTTTGTATAAGCTATTCCCAGCCCTTTCATCATATTCAAAATCAACAATCACATACTTAGTTTTGTCTGGGCGGGACTTGCCAAATTTAATTACACCCAAATTTTTTGGGTCACTTGGCTTGGCTTTTCTAATTCCAATTTGAGGCTTTTCGCTTCTCATAGATTGCCTTCCCCCTTTCATAAAACTCTGGCTTATTGTGATGCCTAATTAGATCATCTGGCTTGCCGCCCGTAAATAAAGGGTTTTCGTGCTTGAATTGAATATGTCTAGCTTCAATCACAACCCCCTCATTATAAGCTCTTTCGGTAAATTCATTATCGGAATAGATGCCGTCACTTTCTTGGTAGTCGGGGTGAAACATGAATCCCCCCTGTTGCTCAAGCCTCTTTTGCGTTAAAATCGCCATACAGAGGAGTTTATCGGTTCTTAGGCCATCAGCTATTGCCAAGACTTTAGGCTCATTTGTAGGCCCAATAGCGTTTGAAATTAGGGCATCCCAATGTCTTGCCGGACTCCAATCATCGCTCATCTGAATGATGATTCCTCCTCTTGCTTGCTTTGCCCCATAATTCCAAGCGTTAATAATACCTCCGGGGTTGCATCGGATGGCTTGGTGCGGGGTGTAGTCTTGAGTGTCATCGTGATCGACAACAAAAATCCATTCAACCTCTAGGGGCTTTTGGGCCAAACAAAGCCACTGCCAGCGTCTTTGCCACGCAATTTGTGGCCTTCCCCTTGTTGCGTGAATAATTGATATTTTAGGGGTTGGCCTAGCTTTTTTCATTTTTTCAACCTCGCCCATTTCCCCTGCAGAAACAGCGGCGGTTTCATACAAATCCATAGACTGCCATTGATAAATTGCCTCGTTGAGATTCCAATAATGAACCTTCGGCCTTGGGAGGGTCATGCAAGACCTCATCACCCCATAGCATTTTAGCCATTTGCCTTTGCTTGCATATTCTTGACCAGCCAAAAAATAGGCTTCCCTTCGATCCGGGGACAAGGTTATGGCTTCGCCAAGCCACTTTAGCCTTTCCTTTTCTGGAGAAATCCTACCCAAGTTGGTCAGCACATCATATCGAAGAGTTTCATCCAAGCCCTCAAACATAAGAGCCTTTTTGCTTGTCTCATAACATTCTGAATATTTGCCGGATAGAAATTGTTCTTGGGCCTTGTAATAAAGGGCATTGGGGGCTGGCTCTATCACATCCTCTAAAATTCTAAAGTTTCTTTCGGCTGATGTTTGCTTGTATCCGTGGGGCTTGTGAATCCTTACAATTTTATCAACGCCAATAAGTTTTGTCTGGTCGTGGGCGCAGAGCATTTCATGGACTCTGTTTTTCCACCTCCCCCTGCCTTTTCTTAAGGCCATCTCTCGAAGGGGATTAAGCTGGGCGTTTTCAACCCAATATCTAAATGCAATTAAATCAGCACCCTGTTTGTTGGCTTGCTCAATCGCGTCATCTACAATCTTCGGGGCATCCTTCGCCATCTCGTCATCGGCATCCACCCAGAAAGACCAATCACAAGAACAGGCATCTAGGGCCGTATTCCTTGCGCTGGCAAAATCATCTATATGAGGCCAATCAGTTTTTTGATTCTGATAATGAATGACTTTGGCCCCAAGGCTTTTGGCAATCTCCTCGGTCTTGTCTGGTTCTTTATTTCCCCTTGCGATACATACAACTGTTTCAGCGGCAAGTGGGGCAAAGGAACGAATACATCTTTCAATATATGCCTCTTCATTTCCGGCAATCAGATAAACAGAAACCTTGTGTTTCATTAGGATTTCAAGATTAAGGATTTCTAAATGCTATGTGTCAATTCTTTTCCCAATGCTCCCAAGCCCCCATCGTGGGGGTTTCTGGATACTTGGTTTCTGGTAACTCCTCATATTTGATTGGCTTTTGGCAACTAGAAAGAACTGCCAAAAGGAAAAGGGGAGCTAGGACTTTCATCCTAACTCCCCCTTTCGAGGAACACACAAACCAATCTTTAGGCAGAGAAGTCGGTGGTGATACGAACCGCCGCATTGGGGTCGATCACAACCTCGTCCGTGTTCATGCGAACCCGCAGAACATTGGAGCGGCGAGCTTCATCACGATAGCTCTCGGAGACAAACCCTGCCGCATCAGCCGCCCAAACCAAGGTGCGGCCGATACCACCAGCGGTGAACTCACCGCCAGCGATCTGACCCACGATGATCTTGGTGTCCGGCACAACGAATCCGCCGGAGTAAGCCTTGCCCTTGTTGGCGGAGTTGATGGCCGCACGACCCACGGCGAGAGTCTGGACACCCAGAGCCGCCGCAATCTCGGCTTCCGTCAGCAACCGCGCACCAGTGTCGGAGATAACTCCGAAGAACTGATTCTGGAGGAGGGTGCTACGGCGGATCAACTCAAACACATTGGCCGACATCGCAACGCAGTTGGCTTCGTAGCCCAACTTGGCGAGAGCGAGTTTGGCGGCGGCCACATCACGGGCGACATCAATCGTAGTGACATTGCCTTGCGTATAGGCAACGGCGCGGGACTGATCGCTCGTGGTGAAGGGGGTGGTGTTGGCCCAGAGAAGGTCGGAAACCCGCTTCTCATGGGATAGCTTCAGTTGGCGCAGAAGGAAACGGGCAGTTTCGCTTTCGTACGAAAAAAACCTGTTCAAATCCTGCACATTGGAATCGTCCAGAAGCTCCTCCAAGCCGAACTCCTCGGTGGCGTAGTTCGCGCTCGTGAAGGAACGGATGCTCCTCTGATAGCCGCTACCCGCCGAACGGGAGGCCGCATTGTTGGAAAGAAGCTCGCCGCCAGCCAGCTCAACCTTGAGGTAGGTTCCGCTCTTGGCTTGCACATTCTGGAGGGGGAGGAGGGTCGCCCCGATCAGCCCCACATCAGCCGCCGGGCCTTCGATCAACGCTTGGTTGATGTCCGCCCGAATTGTCGATCCGCCAGCAATATAACTCATTTTATTTTATCCTTTGTTATTGGTTAAATTTTTAGTCAACCTTTAGCGGAATCGCAATCTCGATCACCGCGCCATCAGCGGTAGCCGCCTCAAGGGCGATACCAGCCGAAACCGTGTTGGAAGCCGCCGTGGTCACAAGACCGCTTGAATCGAAGGAAAGCGAATCCCCAACGGCGCAAGTGCCCGATACGGTTGCGAAAAAAGTATTATGAAAAAGTTTGACCGTTCCAGTTTCACCAGCGGCCACATCTTCCTGCGTGAAGCCGATGGCGAGAGTCGCCCCGGTCACAGCCGCTTGAGCGCGGCCAGCGGTCGAAGTGGGCTGAACAGCCCGGTAAGCACTAATCGCCGAAGCGAAAGTGAAAGTTTTGAAGTTAGAATCGTTCTGGGTTCCCATTGTAGTTTGTCCTTGGGTTAGATGTTCTTAATGCCACGGGCTAGAGCCTCGCGGTATTCGTTGGGGTTTGAAAGCATGACAGCCTTCATGGCGTTCAGCTTTGAGTTCTTGTATTCGGGGTGAGCCGACACAAGAGCCTCGAAGTTCTTCGGCTCTTCCTTTTTGGCGGGAGCCTCTTCAGTCACTGGCGAAGCCGGGACGGGCTTGATGCCAAACTCAGTTAAGACCTTCTTCACAACATCAGAATT